CCAGAAAATTGCTTGCGTAGTTTATTAGTCTATCTTGTGGTATCATTGCTGTTTCTCCTTGTATGGTTTAGGAAATGGTCGCCATGCTATAACTTCAATTCCCGCGTCTATTTCGTCTGGTGGTGATTGCCCGTATTCTGATAGATAATCTTCACACACAGAGGAATACCACCACCATTTCCCTTTATGATAATATGCAGCGGCTACATCTGGTTTGTCTTTTATGTCTTGGTAGTATGGCGCGGGGTTTCGGTTTACATAAGTTATCAGCACTGGTATCAACTTATCAGGCAACGCTCTTGATACAGGCGTCCAATGGCACGCTGACGGTTGTGTGTAAATGCGTTCTAAAGTTTCAGCATTTATATCATCTATATGTTTTTCCATTATTACTCCTCCTTGTATGATGGTAGTTCCATCCACGCTATCACTTCGTAAATGTCGCCATATGTTCCCGACAGGTACACGTAATCATTAATATCAAAACTATCTATCCATACGTCCACACCATCAGTAACGAGTACATCTTTATTCAAATCAGGTAAATTTTCTACAAATTCCGTCCATTCAGGGTAGAACTCTTTTTCTTCAAGAGTTAATGGTCTGAATATGAGTTTATGCCACTGTAAAACAACTGGTTGTGCGTCTAGCCATTCAAGTATCTCTGCTTTGACCACCTCTCCAAAAGATTCTTCTTCTATGTCCGAACATAACTCGTCTATCAATTTATCGACGTCTATTAATCTCATCGTTATTTCTCCTTGATTTTATCCTCAATCAACTTATGTATCTTTGCTCTAACATCATCTGCTATTTCAAAGTGCTGACTTGCACAGCACCTTTCTAACTCGTCTAATAAGTCGTCTAATTTGTTTTTAAAGTCGGTCATCTGTTCCTCGCTTTCTGTTGTATGCTCCTCTTGGTAGCAAAGGTGATGTCCATAATTGTGGTGTTTTTAATGTGCTTATCGCCATTTCAAGTGCTTTTACATTATTTGACCATCCCATCTGCTCGCATACACCTTTTAGCTTAGTTAATTGCTCTATAGCGTCATAATTTGTCATCGTTGCATCCTTTCTGACTAAAAGTCACTTGAGCATCGTACTCATAGTTCATCCATATCGTTTCCGTTCGCTTGACGGAGCATTCTGCAGTAGTATTTTTGCTCAGCTTGTTCCAATCCCTCAGATATGAGTTATAGAGGTCATTGTCATATCCGCTAATCATCACTTTGCAGTCACTATCACATAAAGCATTTAAAAGCCTTACATGGTATTCGTCGTCTAACTCGTGATTATATAAAAATTTTTTCTCGTACTCAATAGATATGGTGGGTCTACATATACGAAAGTTTCTTCCCCTCTTAAACTCTTTATCAGCTCTATTGCGTCCTTATGTTCAATCTGTGCATTTTTGATTCGCTCGACTGCGACTCGTAAAGTATCAGGTAGTTCGTTCCATGCTTTTGCTGGGTTTGGACTTGTTTCGCCAATTCCTCGCCTAAAGCCGTTTTTATACTTATTGCCACATCCAAAACCTTGCCAGCACTTTACTGCAAATCTTCTTGCTCGCTCTACATCATTTGCGGTTGCGCTTTTATACGCCGATTCATATTCTGTCCTGCAGTACGAAGTAAGGTTTATAGCTTCGGCCAATTCGCTCGATTCCGTTCTCAGCACTTTGAAAAAGTTATAGATTTCATCGTCTATATCGTTCAGGATTTCGTTGTAACATAGCTCTTTGTTAAAAAATACTGCTCCACTACCGAAGAATGGTTCACAGTAGACTTTGTGGGTTGGGATATGCTCAACAATCCATTTTGCCAATCTGTTCTTTGCTCCTGGATATTTAAGTATTGCTTTCATTTTCCTCCCTCAAAACCTCGTTGCCTTTCTTAATCTTCTTATAGCACCAAACGCAGAGATAATGCTCTTCGCCTGCTATTACTGCACTGTATTTTCCGTACAGGTTGATTCGTTTTCCGCATAGTTCGCATTTCATCTGCTACCTCCCATACTTGATCATGTCGTCTACTAGCTGCCTTATGTCGTGACCAGTCATGTCTTTTGTGCTATCTATCATCTGATTAACCGTGCACCTCTGGTCCCAAACCTCACCGAGCAAACTCATGTATGCTTCGAGGAAGTATCCAATGCGTTTCTCCCTCCATCCGTACACTGTCCATAACACTCGCACCATGATTGAGATGTGCAGTAGGTTTTGCAATTTTATGATTTCAAAACGTGGCACCTGCTCGATTGGTCTTTTTTGCTTTTTGCTTTTCTTAGCTTTCGGTATCATGTTATTACTCCTCATACTATGCGTATATAAATAACCTTTCATGCATTATTATTTATTTTTGAGTGTCCCCAAATAACATGGGGACGGTTTAATGTAGTTATTTCAACACTTATAGCGATTGCCTTATTTTTTGTCCCCAACGGCTTGGGGACGCTCTATCCTAGTAAATTCAATGCTTATGGCGATTGTCCCCACTGTCCCCACGTTTTTGCTATCCTTACGCGAGGGTTTCTATATATTTTTTTAGATGTAATTTTTTATCTATACATATAGTGTGTGTAAATTCTTGGGGACAGGGGACACTTGGCGATTTCGTTCATATTTCAATGTTTTTCTGTCCCCAACGGCTTGGGGACACATGGGGACACCCCTCGCTATATTGTTGAAATTCCAACGTTTCGTATCAAATAACATACTGGAGATTCTTGGGGACACCTATTAAAAAGGTATTTCCTCTTGAACCTCTACAAAACCAATGCTTTCAGAGGTTTCATCCTCAATATTGATATGAAGCGCTATTGTCCAAAATCTTATTCCGTTAATTCTGACTCGCTTGTCGACTCGTCCTTGAACAACATCCGTCAAGTTATTCCTGCTGAGCCATTTTGCGAACTCAGTCGGATTGAATCCATTTTCTGAGCATGCTGAATTGAATACATTTCGTATAATATTTATTTCGCCACTCGAGATTCTCCCGTAGATTTTACCCAATGGCGTATAGTTATCAGTGATAAAACTATTATGATTCTCTGCAATCCATCCCTGGAGCCACTCATATGCTCGCTTATTCTGCGACACGTCTTCCTTGCTTGACAAATATGCTTTCATATCCTCGATATTTATTGAGCCCTGATCAAAGAACATGTATTCACCTAAGATAGCATCAGCCGTCAGTAATAAACTCGCTGCAAGCGCTTGCTTTTCTGTAGATTTCTGATTTAATTCCTTGAAAAACAACTGTTGCAAATTGATTGCTTCCTGCATGACTGAGTCGTCTGAAATAATTCTTATGAACTCCTTTCCTGCATGTCCATAGTTCGATTTGACAACCTTTACTATGTGTCCAGGATCATCGAATAGCTTTGTATCCTCACAACTAATCTCAATGATTCTATTGACCGCACCTCCTCCGGATGTATTCGAAGTGATTGGCTGCTCTCCCGATGTAATAATACAGTTCGCCCATGTGCCATTGCGCTGCAGACCTCCGGTCTTTTGTCCTCTTGCCTTTCCTACGCCTTCCGACAACTGATATATGAGCTGGTCAAAATCTTTGCGATCTTTTATAATCTGGAGCTCATCCAGGATTAGGGGCAATGAGTTGACAAAGCCAGCTGATAACTCTTGTGCTACTGCAGTTGAATTAAACGTATGGATGTACTTTCCCATCTCAGGGTTAGCCCATACTGACGCTGCAAGCATTAATCCAACAGTTTTACCTGTCTCGGTTCCACCGCAAACATGGACGAAAAAGGGTAGGCATGAGCACGGTTCAACCAGTACCGAAGCAAACGCTGCAACTAATAAAATTTTAGGCGCTGGATTATCCCCACTTCGGATTTCTTTCGCTAGGTCCATCCATTTTTTACTGTTGCCTTTTTGCTTCACGCTGTTAAAAAAAGATTTAAAGGCTTCTTCTCCATCAAACACTAGTCCATCAACATAAGGTGAAAACCCATCGTCTCCAACCCATCCGAGACGGCTTACGGATTTCTTGCTTGGTATTACATCAAAGTTTAGATTCTCTGCGTCATGCAAATACTTAACAAGCGCTCTAGAGTTCTCCGAGGTGACTGCAATTCCATAGTCGGCTAGTCCGACTATCGAACTGTTTGATGCAATCTGCTTGCGGTCAACAATAATATCTTTCCAAACTGCACCTCGACGATATGCAAGCTTAATCTTTTCAAGCCCAGTGTCTACATTGTCAAGCCTTAGCACTGGCATGATAGGGTGAGGGCATGCAACTTCTTCCATTCCGCCATATCCTACTCTTGAAATGCCACCATCGTCAGCTGTCCATGTGCCGACTTCAAGCTCAAATTCCTGACCTGTAAAGTTTGTTGCGTTGCATATCAAGTCATTACTTGCCATCTGTTTAAGCATCTTTAAATAAGCTTTATAAAGCGTTGTAAAGTTTTTAATTCCTACAGACTTAGCGTGCTCTGTAACAAGTGCTTTCCTCTGCTCTTTTTCCAGAGCGTTATCGCTTTGCTCGATGTATTCAAAAGGTACAACTGAGGTCAAATAGTCTTCTTTTGTAAAATCTATGGCACCCATGGATACATCACCCCCTCAATATTGTCATCTAGCCATTGTTCAGAACTAGATATGTAATAGTCAATTAGCTTCGCTTCATCTGCTTCGAAATCTGAACTGTATCGAACTTTAAATAGTCCCCTATGTATATCTGTCACTTTTGAATAATAATCGCTTAAATCGGATTTTAGAGCCTCGGCTACTTTCGAGATTTTGTTATTTAACGCAATTTCCTGCCTCTCTCTTATACTTGGCTTTTTATTTACTATCCCGAGCGAAAAATCATAGTTTAGCTTCGCAATCGCTTGAGAAAATGTAATTCCGTTCAGCTCCATGGCGAGCGTAATCAAGTCCCCTTTTGCTCCACAACTCCAGCAATGATATACCTTTTCCGTATAGCAAAAGTTATTGTGCTTACCTTTGTGAATAGGACACGGAATCCTACCCTTTGGGCTTGTTCCGCATCCATACATTCTGAGGACATCCTCAATGGTCAGTGCGTTTATTATTTTCTCTGCAACTCCATTCATTTCGAGTCCTCCAATAATCTAATGATTTCCTTGCCGGTGTTTGCCTTGTTGCAAAATACATACTCTATACTGTGTTTGTGCTGCCAGGCTGATAGGATTCTATAGATTTGCAAGCCTATAATCTTACCGAACCTTGGTTTCCACATCATCACATCATCGAGCGATTGTATTTTTACTCCATCAATTTTGTCTTGCTCGACAAGGATGTACATCTTTCCACCGATTTCATCGAGCCTCAGCAACTCTCGCTTGAATCGGTCATGCTGAGATGTTGCGTTCTGAGCAAGCTCAGCTATGTTCTGTTTTCTGTCAATAATGACGAGCGGATTAGATAGATCGCAATAGTCACCAACAAACATCTTGCTTGAGATGTATTTAATTCCCTGTCGGTCAAACTCTGCTATTATCTTTTTAATCGCTCTGTCTTTTTCTCTCGTATCAATCTGTATAATCATGATGCACCGCCTAGAATGGCACATCGTCATCGATTGCCTCGAATGTATCCTTTGGTGACTCAGCTGGTGCCTTTGCCTCGTTTTTGGTATCAACGAAAGTGAAATCATCAACCATCAGATTCCAGAAATATTTGTTTTCCGATTTGCTACACTGCATCGAACCATGGACGGCAATCCTGCTGCCTTTCGCAAAAAACTTGTTAATCACCTCAGCTCGCTTGCCAAACACGGTACAGTTAAAGAAATCGGTTTCTTCTCCAAATTTACGATTAACTGCTACCGAAAAGTTACATAAAGAACTAGTCTCACCTTTTGCATTTGTATATGTCTTTAATTCAGGGTCTCTCGCTAATCTACCGAAGATGTTAATACTATTCATTTGCCAGCTCCTCCAAAACTTCAATTCTGCTTAGCTTTTTTGTCTGCCTACAGTAAGCACATTTTTCGCACCTTTTCGGCTCGATTAGTCCGCTTTTTATATCAGCAAAATGGTCGACATAATGTTCAACGATCTTTAATGCAGCATCTAGCTTGTACTGTGGAACCTGGAACAATCCTAAATCAGCTCCATCCTTCTGCTTTGTCGCACCAGCAATGATAAATGGCAGCCTCTT